TATGTCTCAGTTCGGTTTGCAGAACCTAAGTGAAGCAACCTTTGTTGTAAGTAAAACAAGGTTTCAAGATAAAGCTATGCAAATCCAGATAGAGACAGGAACAGACTCTTCTTCTTCTGGTGCAGTACTTTTAGAATCTGGTACTATCTCTACTAACAAATTTGAGGGAAGTACCTATTATATTATTTCGGAAACAGATGCGACAGATTCAGACAGACCACAAGAAGGTGATGCAATATGGCATCCTACTCTTAAAAAGTTATTTACTATAAATTTTGTAGACCATGATGATCCGTTTCATCAGTTAGACAATAATCCTGTATATAAGATGTATTGCCGTCTATTCGAATATAGTTCTGAGATGTTGGATACTGGTATAGCTGCAGTAGACGCAATCGAAGATGCATTAACCACAGATACTTTGGGTTATCAGTTTACATTAGAACAATCTTCTGCTGTCAACGAAGACATAAGATTGGAATGGGGACATTCTGCTGATGCTGGATTGGTATTAGAAGAGACAGATGGAGACAATATCGTAGGTGAAAACGACTCTAGTTCTGTTGGTGAGAATATTCTTCTTGAACATAGTCCTGATAGCGGTCATGGAGGATGGTTAATTCAAGAGGACTATATAATAGGTGAAGGTGGTGCAAACACAGATAGTGTTGATAAATCTGCACAAAACGAATTATTTGACGAATTGGATGATACTATTTTAGACTTTAGTGAATCAAATCCTTTCGGAGATGCTGGGAGTAGTTAATTATGTTAGGACAACAATTTTACCATGAAACGATACGAAAAGTGGTTGTTTCTTTTGGTACAATATTTAATGATATACATTTAGTACGTAAGGATAATGACGGTACTATAAAACAATCTATGAAAGTTCCTCTTGCCTACGGGCCAAGAGAAAAGTTTCTTGTCCGACTGCGAGAAGATGCAGACCTTACTAAACAGGTTGCGGTTACTCTTCCACGAATAGGATTTGAAATTGCTGGTATAACATATGATCCTACTCGCAAACTTAATCGTGTTCAGAAATTCAAGAAGGTCAAGGGTGCAAAGGCAAACCAACTTGATACTCAGTATATGCCTGTTCCTTACAATATAGATTTCTCTTTATATGTAATGGCAAAACAGTCAGATGATGCACTTCAAATCGTAGAACAAATACTACCTTACTTTCAACCAGACTATACAGTAACAATCAATGATAACACTGATATGGGAATTAAAAGAGATGTTCCAGTAGTACTAACTGCTGTAAATTATGAGGATACTTATGAGGGCGATTTTACTTCTAGAACTACTCTGATATATACGTTAACTTTTACCGCAAAGTTTTATTTGTATGGCCCTGTTACTTCTTCTGGTGTTATCAAGACTGTACAAGTTGATCAATATACTGATATGCCAGATAAGACTCCTAAAAGAACTCAAAGGTATACAGTTACACCTAAACCTTCAACTGCTGATGCAGATGATGATTTTGGTTTTAACGAAACCTCATCATTCTTTGAAGATGCCCTAGAGCACGATCCAAAGACAGGTGAAGATATTGAACCAGATAATACTGGAACATAATAATGAACAAACTCATTGATAAAGAGTTGGGTGTAGTCCAGATGGATATGGAAACTAGTTCGGGGGATATTATAGAAGCACCACAGTGGGAAGAAACTAATCCCTTAACTGGTAGGGGGTCTGAAGAAGATATAGAGAGAGACTATGAATATCAAAGGGAACAATTCTATAAATTGGTGGACAGGGGGAGTGTGGCCATTGACGGCATCCTTGAACTTGCAAAAGAAGGAGAACACCCTAGAGCCTATGAAGTCGCTGGACAACTCATCAAAAATGTTGCAGAGGTTACTGAGAAACTTGGAGATTTACAGGAAAAAATGAAGAGATTAAAAGATGTTCCAGGCACAGCACCTAAGAACGTAACTAACGCATTATTCGTTGGTTCAACTGCCGAATTGCAGAAAATGCTGAAAGGAAAAAATTAACCTAACATAAGGAATATATCATGGTTAAATTTATGCAACCACAGTGGTTTGAGAGAATTCCACGAACAATCGCAAAAACAATCACATGGCGTAGTTGGATGATGATTACCAATAGTATTATTGGTTGGATCGTCACAGGTGATCCTTGGAAGGGTCTTGCAGTAGGATTAATGGCACTTGTCATTAACAGTACACTGTATATCCTACATGAGAGACTTTGGAACCGATTTGATTGGGCAAAAAAACAAACTTCGGAGACAGAGAAAGTTCTATTATAAATAGTACTAAAGGAGATTTCATATGAAAACCATCCGCTGGGTACTTGCACACGAACCGATTGAACTTTTTTTAAGAGCTGCAAAAAGGTTTAAAGCGACTATGGAGAAAACTGCTCCTGGCCGTTTAAACTATGAAATTCTGACACTCTCAGAATATGCAGACAAGTATAAGAATGGGGCAAAGATTACTAAACACGATCTTCTACAGCTGATGGAAGATGGTGATATCGAAATGTCCCAGATGTATACTTCTACTCTAGGAAGAAAACACCACAGAGATATGTGGGCCCTAGATATGCCATTTCTTTTCGAAGATCACGATCATGCAAAGAACGTGTTAGAAGGAGAAATAGGCCAATCTCTTCTTGCTGGATTAAACGAGAAGACAAATGTTCATGGTTTGGCATTTACCTATAGTGGAGGTTTTCGTATGATCCCTGCCAACGTAGAACTTCACACCATTGAGGATTTCAAAGGTGAGAAACTACGTTGCAACAAATCTCCTATCGCAGAGGAAACCCTAAGTTCCCTTGGCGCTATCCCTGTTCCTATAGAATTGGAACAGATCAACGAGGGTGTACAGGATGGTATTATCGTAGGTGGGGAATCTACTTACCCACGATTTTACGGACTGCAACAGAACGAATTTATGAATACAATTAACGATGCAGAACATTCACTGTTCTTAACTTCTGTTATTGTAGCAAAGGACTTCTGGAAAACACTAGATGAAGACTTGCAAGAGCAAATCCAAGATGCATCATTTGACGCTGCACGTGCAGAAAGAGTATGGTCTGTTGAAGATATTGATATTGTCAAGTCGAAATGTGAGAAAGATACTATTAAAGTTGTCACTATGTCAGATGATGAACGAGCTCGTTGGAAGAAAGTCACAGAGTATATGTACGAGAAGTACGATGATATGTTCTCTCCTGGCTTACTGGATAGTATTAAACAAGCTGCGTGAAGATAATAAATCATAACAATCTGACTATAACTGAAGCGTATATCAGAGAGTTGACCAATTATAATCCTTTAGATTTAGAGAATATCGAAGATTATAACAGTATCCATGTGGGAGAGTTATACGATAACTACATCTATGGTTTGACTCAACTAGTAGATTGTCCAAGTCCTTATGACCGCACAGATGAGTATAATTTCTTAAATATAGATTTTGACCCTATCCCCACTATCCCTGAGAACTGGAATCGTAAGTTCGAGGACATCGTAAACCAGAGAGCAACTGAACTCTGGAACATGGACAAACCCATAAGGGTTTGGTACTCTGGAGGAATAGACAGCAGTACTGCTCTAGTGGCTCTAATCCGAAACAAACTACCATGTCATGAACTCAGTGTATGGATGAGTAAACCATGTGTAGAGGAAAACCCTACTCTATACGAAAAGATTAAGAAGTGTGATATTACAATACAGTGGAATGGTAAGGAAACTATTTTTAAGGATACAAGTTTATGGGATGGTTCTACTCTTAATATAACAGGAGAGTGTGGTGATCCCATGTATGGTACTTTTGTAATAGAAAACCATATAGAGGAATTAGATGACCACTGGCACAAAACTATGGACTATGATGATGTTAATTTTATATACAGGGACAGTCCTTTGAGAGAAAAGTTTATGAACTTCACAGAGGAATACGTTTCTAAGTGTCCTTTTGAGGTCAAGACTCCTTTTGATTTTACGTGGTGGGTAGCATTTACTACTAAGTGGCAATGGATTGATCGCAGACTATTTGGAAACTTACCTGATCCTTCTGGATATAAGAATATGTTAAGTTTCTTTAATCACCCACAGTTTCAGATATGGAGTATGACAAACCACGATTTAAAACATAAGGGTACGTATAAGACATATAAATGGCCCTCTAAAGAGTACATATACTCGTGGAATAAGGATGAGGATTATCTAAACCACAAGACAAAGGAAAAGAGTTTACCTAAAACAGCAGGAAATCATAACGAAAATTCGTGGCATGGTAATAGAGTTGTGTTCTCAGATGGTACATTTTATCCTATAGGCGGTGATATTATACCCTCAGATATATCTATTTGGGAACTGTTTAACAAAACTTTATGTCATAAATATAGGGGAATGGAGATATCCCATGTATGAATATAGTTGTAAAATAGTAAGAGTAGTTGACGGAGATACCGTTGATGTTGATATTGATCTAGGTTTTGGTGTGTGGATGCACAAACAACGTATACGAATGTATGGTATAGATACTCCTGAGAGTCGCACAAGAGATTTAGAAGAAAAGAAGTTCGGTCTAATGGCCAAAGAGATTGTTAAGAAATGGGTTCCAGAAGGAAGTACTCAAACTCTTATAACAAGAAAAGATAAATCTGGTAAATATGGACGTATTCTGGGTTCGTTTAAGATAGTCTTTGAAGAAGAAGAAACAACTCTAAATGAGTGGATGGTTAAATATAAGTATGGGGTTGAGTATTTTGGACAATCTAAGAAAGAAATTGAAGAAGAACATATAAGGAATAGAGAGTTAGTCAATCCAGAAATGTCAAAACTCTTCAACTTACACTAATGGCTCAACAAGATACAGTATACCTTGGAAACCCTAATCTTAAAAAGATTAATGTTACCCAAGAATGGACAAAAGAACAATTAGAGGAATATGCTAAATGTATGGATAATCCTCAATATTTTATAGAGAAACATATTAAGATTGTTTCTCTAGATGAAGGCCTTATACCTTTTAAGATGTATGATTTTCAGAAAGATATGGTCGGGACGTTTCATAATAATCGTTTTAGTATATGTAAGTTACCAAGACAGTCTGGTAAATCTACTATTATTATTGCTTATCTCTTACATTATGTATTATACAATGCTAATGTTAATGTTGCTATACTTGCAAACAAGGCTGCAGTTGCACGTGACTTACTAGGACGTTTGCAACTTGCATATGAGAATCTGCCACAATGGATGCAACAGGGAGTAATGTCATGGAACAAAGGAAGTCTAGAACTTGAAAATGGTTCTAAAATTCTTGCAGCTTCTACTTCTGCCAGTGCGGTGCGTGGCGGTTCTTATAATGTTATTTTCCTTGATGAGTTTGCTTACGTTCCTCAAACCATTGCTGAGCAATTCTTCTCCTCAGTATACCCAACCATATCATCAGGAAAATCCTCAAAAGTGATGATAGTATCAACCCCTCATGGTATGAATATGTTTTATAAAATGTGGGTAGATGCTCAGGAAAAGAGAAGTTCTTATGTTCCTATTGAAGTTCATTGGAGTGAGGTGCCTGGAAGGGATGAAAAGTGGAAAGCAGAAACTATAGCAAATACTTCAGAGTCACAGTTCAATACAGAATTTGAGTGTGAGTTTCTAGGTTCTATTGATACATTAATACAACCATCTAAATTAAAAACACTTGCATATAAAACACCTATACAATCTAATGCTGGTTTAGATGTATATGAACAACCACAAGAAAATCACACATATTTTATGTGTGCAGACGTATCAAGGGGAACGTCAAATGACTATTCTGCATATATTGTTTTTGACGTAACACAATTACCTTATCGTATTGTTGCAAAGTATAGAGATAATACTGTTAAACCTCTTATTTTTCCTAATAAAATATATGATGTTGCAAGAGCCTATAATCAAGCCTTTGTTCTGATAGAGGTAAATGATATAGGAGAACAGGTTGCGACTGCAATGCAATATGATTTAG